AATGTGTGGCGCAACCAACGAGGACAAAATGAAGAAACTTGCTCTTGCTCTTGCCGCCCTGTCGCTGCTGGCGACCATCATCCCCGCCAGCGCAGGAAGCCGGATTTGCACCCGCACCTGCAATCCGCAAGGCACCTATTGCACAACGACCTGCTACTAGCAGCCGCGTTTTCATTACCAAAGCAAAACCCCGGTTCTGCCGGGGTTTTTTATGAGGGAAGCAATGTTCTTCGCCGCATTTATCATCGTCGTCTGCCTTTTCATCATCGTCTTGGTGGGTTGGTTGCTCCTGAAACTTGATACTCCCGGCGACAATTGAACCAAAATGAAAAAACTGTTTCGCCTTTGGCGCGCCCGCGTGTTCGGGTTTTCCATCGGCGAATGGGACCTCATGCACCCCGTTCGCCGTCACGGCTCGCTATATGTCCGCCGCCTCTTGTCGAATGGCGAGTATGACTATCGGCCAATGACCGAAATCGAAATGCGTGACTACCTGCAAGCCGACGCTTGGTAATAAAAAAGGCCCGCCCATTACGGGCGGGCCGAGGCGTTTCATCGTCGGAGAATCCCCCGCTACAGGCGCGGGCCGCCTATCGCCCGGCGTGGAGGGTGCCGAGGCGCCGGGCAATTAACAATTCGGTGGCGTCCATTTCAACGCATCGACGCGGGCGCGTTGGTACGCAACAATTGAACTCTGCAAGCCAGCCGCGGCGCGTTCGGGTTGCAAGTGTGGGTCCTTGAGCCAACCGGCGAAAAGGTGTTTGACGTTGTCCTTGAACGCATCGTCAACCGCCGCAAGCACCTGAGCGCGGATATGGACGCGATCCTCGTCGTTGACGCATGTCGGCTTTGCCGGTTCCGCGTCGCTTTGCGAGTAGATCATGCCGCCGACCGCCAGCGTCATCACAACGGCAAAGCCGACTGCTTTTATCACGCGGCTTGCGCGACCTGGTACTCGCCGGTGAGCACGGCGGCGATCGCCGTCGCGATTTCGCCAAAGCGCGCGCGATAGAGCTCGGCGTCGGCCGAGCTATCGACAAAACAAACCTCGATTAAGATGCTCGGCATTTGCGTCTGGTTGAGGAAATAGAGGTCGGTCCTTTTCTTGGCGCCGCGGTTGATAAAGCCGACCGAGGCGATCGCGCTCGCGACATGGCCGGCCAGCGTCGATTGCGTGACGTACAAGCACTCGGTCCCCATTGGCGACGTCGTCTCGACGTAGGCGTTGAAATGCACCGAGACGTCGAGGTCGCGCAAATGCAAATTATGATAGTCGACGATCGTATGCAGGTTTTCGTTTTGACTATGGCTCGTATCGTCGTGAAACGTGACAACGTCGACGCCGTGATCGCGGAGCTCGTCGGCAACGGCCTCGACGACGCGCCTCGCCTCGTCGACCTCGTTGAGTATGCCAACGGCGCCAGGGACGTGCTTGCCGTGACCGGACGATATGACGATCCGATCGAACGCAACCGGCACCGAGCCGCGTGACGTGTAGGGGAAAACGACCTCGACCTCGTCGTCGGTTTGGATGCCGAGGGCTTCCATCGCGCCCGGCGAGATATCGGCGACGCGCCCGGTGTCCTCATGCGGCCCCCAATCGGCCGGATAGACCTTGATCGAGCGGCCGGTTTTCGGCGCGGTGACGAGCGCCATTTCCTCGAGCAAAACCGGCGGCGGCGTCTCGCCGTAATCCCACCGGGTCGCGATGTAATAGGCTTGCGGGTTGAGCCGGCGCGCGAGCCCGGTCGTGCCTTGCGGTTGATAGCTCAAAAACAAATGCGGAGCGGTGTCGACGTCATAGATGAAGGCGAGGCCCTCGTCGGGCGCGACGCCCTTGTCGTTCGGGCCGCCGAAATGCGAAACCTTGCCCTTGAGGTTGAGCGTCATTTGCGTTTGCGCTTTTCGGTTGACGGTGCTGCCGGCTCAAGGGCTTCAATGCGCGCCGACAATTCCTTGACCGCATTGACCAGCGCATAGATCAGCGGGCCGCTGTCGAGTATCCGCATGTCAGTGACTTCCTTGCCATCAATGTACGCGGTTTTGTGCGTCACCATTTCCGGCATGACGGTTTCAGCGTCCTGCGCGACAAGGCCGATAAATTCGCGCCCCAAGACCTGACTGTGCGGGGACTCAATTGTTGGATCGCCGTCCTTTCGCATCACCGGATTTTCGTTAGTCTCATTGCCCTTGTAGGAAAAGCGTCTTGGCATCAGACCGACAACCTCGGCCAATCCGCTCACATAGTCGCCATGTACGTTCTTAATGCGGGCATCGGAACTATCGGCCCATGCACCGCCGCCCGGCTTGGCGCAAGTCGCGCCATAGTTGACCAGCGTGCTGTCGAATTGAAGCGCGAATCCGGTAACGCCGTTGCGTTGCCAATACAGGGTTCCTTGCGTCCGTTCCCACATCCACGTCCAGCCGGCCGAGAATTGGCAATAACGATAACTGGTTGTGTCGATCAAACCGAACGAGTTGTTAATCCAGATCGCCGCGTTGGCCGCGCCGTTGATGTTGCCGCTGGCAGTAAATGTGGTTGCGGTCAACGGGCCGGTCATGGTGTCGCCACCCTTACTGACCTTGCTGCCAACAGCCGCGCTAACAAACGCAGTCGTCGCAATACTGGTGTCATTATCGCCAGCGGTCGGCGTTGGTGCCTTCGGATCGCCGGTAAAGGTCGGACTGTTAACCGGCGCGCGCGACGTATCAGTCGGATGGATATGGTCCTGTCGCGAAAACAGCATCGACGTGCCGACCGTCGCCGTGCCGTCCATGATCGGCGATGCGGTGCCGGGCGCGCCCTGACCATCCGTGCCCGGTGGCCCCTGCGGCCCGGTGGCTCCGGTTGGCCCGACCGGCCCTTGCGGTCCCGGTACGGTGCTTTCCGGCCCGACCGGCCCTTGCGGTCCCGGTGGTCCAGCATCGCCGGTATTGCCCTTCGGACCTTGCGCGCCGGTTGCACCTGTGACGCCGGTTAACCCGGTTGGTCCCGTTGGCCCCTGCGGACCTGTTATGCCGGTGTCGCCTTTTGGTCCCTGCGGACCATTAGGGCCGGGATCGCCTTTCGGCCCTTGCGCGCCCGGCGGTCCTGTCGGTCCCGGCGGGCCGCCCGGCGTGCCGGGAGGGCCGGGCGGTCCCTGGTCGCCGGTGATGATGGTTTCGACGTCGTCGGGCGAGAGCACAACGACCGGCGGTTGCGGGTCGGTGATGGTGACGTCGCTCGACGTCGTGATCTCGACCGTGCTCACCGCGTCGGCCCCGCATTATTGACGAGCGTGCCATTCCAGATTTTTGTTTTCATGCCGCCGCGCGTCATGATGTTGGAATGGTCATAGCTGCCGAGGTCGAGGCGCTCTAGCGCGTCCTGGCGGATCATAACCGTAAACAAACCATTGACCGGATCGGTCATCACAATCTCGCCGGTGTCGGTGCCGAGCCGCATCACCGCCTCGGCATCCTCCGCGTGACGGCGCAACATCATTTCCAGCGACGCGCCGGTCATGTCGATCGGCGTACCCGACGACGACATGACGTATTGAAAGGTGCGGTAGAAATCCGCGTCGTTCTCGACGATGATATTGACGGTCGCCATGTTTACGGGAACGTGTTGGAGATTGCGGCAAAGGCCGCGTCAATCTGCGCCAGCGTCGTGATGGTGCCGCCGGTGATCGCGGCAAGGTTGGTGCTCTCGCAGACGAAGCACGACTGCACATAGTTCAAGGCATCATTATGCAACTTGGTGATCTTGGTTGCATCCAAGGCGGTGAAAGAGCCATCCGCCATTTTCCACTGGAATGTCGCGGCGGGATTCGCTTGCCCATAATTATAGGAACTGTTGATATCATTGACGCTTGCCTCGTCACTCATAAATGTCGCTGGCGACAGGCTGGTGATGATGATGCCGCTGTTTCTGCGCCGAAACCTCGCATCAGCGTTGTAGGTCGGCAGACTGCCGGCTGGAAATTGTGCCGCCAGCACAGCATACAATTCAGTCATCGACGCAATCGGCGTCGTGTAGTGACCGCCCACCGCTTGCCAATCAGCATAAGCTTGATCGGCGACCGGCACCGACATGGCGCGCGCGCTTGACCAAACATGAGTGGCATCGCCGCCAACGGACCAATACCAGTCTGCGAGTTTGCTCATGTGTATTGCCCTCCCGATGCGGTGGCACCTGCTATCGTGCCGGGATAATAATTCGGCCCGCCGCCATAGCTGTTGATCGTTGAATTTGCCTCGGCAAAATACCGCGTCCCCGAAACATTGCCGCCGCCGATCAGCGCGCCAAAAATTAACGACGCGGTTGAGTTGTAGGCGGCATGGACGAAATAACCGAAAGTGACAGCCGCAACGATAGTCACATCAGGACCGGCAAAGGCGTTTGCAATGAACTGCGACGAACTGATGATGTTGAGAAATGTTTGCGAGCCGCCACTGACCCGCCAGGTACAATGCGGGTTATAGTTACCGATCACACTGCCCCAATTCGCGTAGAGTGATGGACCTGTGCAGGGACCGAACTCCATGTTATCGAGCTCAACAAATGTGCCGCCGTAGGCGGTCGCGACACCGGCCATCGCCTCGGCGGGCGTTATCGCCCCGCTGTTGGAAATCTTGAAGCCGCCGAGATTGACGCGGTTGCCTGTGGCAATCTGAATCGCGGTGACGTTGCTGCCGAACACCGTACACGCTGCCGGGTTGCTCCTGTTGCCCCACACTTCAATGGTGCCCGAGCCGTTCTGCGTCCCCATAGAGAAATTGGCATAGCTGCCATCGGCGACGTTGATAGTGAATGTGTAGCCGTTCATATTGTAGAGCGGGATCAAATTGCACGCGCGCTGGATTGTCTTGAACGGGCCGTGAATCCCGGTGCTAAATGTCGCCGTCAGTCCGTCATAGGTGTCGTTGCCGGTCGTGCCGTTGACATAGACGGTGAGCGGCGCGTTCAAATAGGTTGGCTGGCCCGAGGCCCCGGCGCTGGTCTGCGCCCACACCGTGCGGAACGATGTGCCATCAAACAGAAAACAGACATAGGAGCCTGCCGTCAGGTCGCCAGCGGCGAGCGCGGTTACGCCGTCAGAGCGAACGACCGGCACATAGCCGAGTGAATTAAGATTGAGCGCGCTCGCGCCGGTGTTGGTGACATTGATCTTGAGGACAACGGTCAGGCCCTCGAAATAGCTGCCGGGACTCGGGATCAGGTTTGCGGAATAGGAATTGGCGATGCCGCTGTCGTGCTTGAAATTTAACTGACAACTCTGGATCGCCTTCGCCAGTTGATGCAAGTCGGCATCGGTCGGCGGGATGCCGGCGTCGGCGATCGTGTTGACGATCTCGCGTTGCGGATTTTCGATGGACGCGGCGGGCGGGATCGAGCCCATCGTCCCGGTCGACGGGTTGCCATTCGTGTAACTGGCGTTCGGATCAGACAAGCCGAAAGGTTGCTCGTATTTCATCGCGCGTCCTCGTTACGGTGTGCCGGCCATTGGATCACCGGGATTGCTCAGGCCGGAATAGTCAAAGATGATTTGCGTATGCGCGGGTTTCAGGCGACCGAGCAAACATTCAAGGTCGTCGGCAATGCCGATCCGCAAATGCGGATCGACGCCGCATTGACCGGACGCGCAACGAAACCAGGTCAGCTTTGCCTGGTCGACGTGAACGGTCCAAAAAAAGCGGTTGGTGTCAGGCCCGAGTCCGTAATACGGCCATTCGGAAAGCGCGCCGTCGGCGACCGGCGCGTCGCCGCGCGCGTTCATGATCGGGACGCCCCACTCGTTGAGCATCGGGTCGGGCGGCACGATGCCATAGACGCGGGCGTCGCCGACGCGGTCGAGGCCGACGACAAACGTCCGGTATTCGGTGATCGTAATGTGATAGCCGATTTGCGCGGCGATGCTGATAAAGAACTCGCGCGATTGCGCGCCGAGCATCGTCATCCGCATCACAAGCGCGAGCCGGCGCTCGCCGACGGATTGCGGTGCGGTGTAACAAGGATCGGGCAAGCCAAACGCGCGTTCCCAATCGGGCAAGAGCTCGATCGTTAAGCGCGGATCGCTTTCGGTTTCCAGCAAATCCGCGGCGCGGCCGTCGACGTCGCCCCACACTTGCGAGAGGCCGCCGACGAGCGCCATCAACGTCGAATCGTATTCGCGCGGCCAGGCCGGCCCGGTCGGCAATAGCGCCGCCAGGGCGTCGACGTAGTCGTCGCCGCTCCGTCGCACATGCCTGTCGGTCATTAGTCGTAAAGAATGGTGCCGAGCACCGCCATGTAGCCGGGCGCCGGCATGACCAGGTCGTCAAGCGTCAGCGTATGGTGATCCTCGCCGACGGCGTTTGACACCGCCTCGTCGACCCATGAGCGATAGATCGTTTGCCCCGGCGCCGCCTTGATAAACAGCATATTGCGAATGGATTGCTCGATCGCCGCTTGCGTCGCCGCGTCACTGGTGACGAGGTCGGTGATCGTCATGTCGAGGAATTGCTTGATCGGCGCCATAACATAACAGTCTTTCACCGTGACCGGCCGCTTTAAGTCGATATAGGCGGCGACCGTCGCGATATCCGCCGGTTGCGGCCAACCGTCGTCCTCGGGGTAAAGGTCGTCCATCAAAAACCGCACCGTCATGGTGCCGGGACCTTGCTCGGGATAGGCCCATGCGCGCGTCACGCCGGGGACCTGTTTCGCCCAGGCGACGTAATCGTATTGCGCGCCGCCCATTGGCGGCTGCTGGATTCGCTCAAGTACGCGCTCGCGGAGCTCGTCGTCGCTTTCGACGTCGACGCCGCCGCCCATTGTGACGACGATGACGCTGCCGTCGACGCCGGCGATCGCGTTGACAAACGCAAGGCTCGAGCCCTGGTCGAGATTGCCGGCGATGCCGGGATCGACGGCGCGGACGTCGACCGGCGTCGGCCCGCTGCCGACGGTGATTTGCGCGAGCGTCTCGTAGAGGACGCCGGTTTGCCCGGTGAGTTGCGAGCCTTGCGGGAGGATCGAGCCGTTGATGCCGGTCGCGGTGACCGAGCCGGATGCAAACGTCGCGGCCTTGCGTCCGCTATTGGGGAGCCATATCGCGGCGTGGCGGTCGAGCCATTCCGTCTCCGCGGTATCGGGCAACAATTGCAACGCGAGCCAATCAATATAGAGCAAGACAAGATAGGCGAGGCCCGCGTTGCCGTCAGACAACACGCGCAAGACGCTGTTCGGCACCATCGCCGCCGCATGAAGCCGCGCGGTAATGTAATCGCGGTTTTGCTTGCGGACGTCGTCAAGGCTAGGGGTTGACCAAGGCAACGGTTAGCCTCCTATTTCCGACCAAAGAGCTTGGTACTGCAATTGGATCGCCGGCAATGGCCCGCGCCACAGCGTTACGCGCGCGACGATCTTTTGCAGTTCCGGCCGCGTAACCTCGACGTCGACGCGCGACGCAATGCCTTGCTCGGTGAACGGCCGCAACGCCTCGCGGATATAGTTGTCGACGCGCGCGAGCGTCGAGCCCTGGCGCGCGGTGTTGTCGGTGATCTTGTGCCGCTCAAGTAACCATAGCCGCGAGCCGATCGGCCAGCCGTTCCATAGGACGTCCGCGTTTGTATCGGCCCACCATCCGCGGCGGTTGCTGTCGTTGGTGAGTTGCGCGTCGGGCAAGATATCGTCGGGATTGGCGCGGCGGTCGGTGCCGAGCGCGACCATGACCGCGGTCGCGAGCGCCTCGGTTTCGTCGATCAGGTTGTCGCGCCGTTGCAACAGGTCGAAGGTGACGACAAACGGCGTGACAATGTCGAATAGCCGGAGATCAGGCATCGTCGTTTTCGTCGATCACGGCAAACACTTTTGCGCTCGGGCCGTCGACCGTCATGACCGCGTGCGGCGCGTCTTTCTTGCCGAGGTCGATGCGGTCGGGATTGTTGCGGATATAGACGGCGCGGACGCCGACCTTGGTTTTAATCTGTCCGTCGGACACATAGGCGGTCGCGTTGCCGACCGTGACCGTCACCGGCTTTTTGCTTTTGCCGCCGTCGACGAATGTACCGTCGCGGGTTATGTGAACCTTTTGCCCCTGGTCGTCGTAGAGCGCGACCTCGCCCTCTTTCAAGCCCTTGAGCCGGTAACGCCGATCGCCGACGACGACGAGCGCGCCATGCGAGCGGTTGCCGCCGGTAAACACCATGAGGCCCTCGGCCTTTTCCTTGGTGCCGCCTTGCCCTTGCGTCGGTTGCTTGACGCGCGAGGTCAGGCCGTACGGCTCGAAATGCTCGATCTCCTTTTGCTTTTCTTGCGTGTAAAGACTGACTTGCGCCTCGCGAAATTTCGGGTCCTCGTTGGTCGTCTCGACGGTGACGCGCTTGATCGCATTGTGCATCCGGTCGCCGACCGTGCGCGTGGAAAATCTCATGGTGCTCCTTGCGATTCCTCGGGCAACGGCAACGCCGGCTCGGGCGAGCTCGGCCCGCTGTCCTGGTCGGGCGCGTCGCCCTTGCTGGTATCGTATTTGTCGCGGCCGCCGAGCCGGTCCTTGAGCACGAGCCGCAAGGTCGACGTCGTGCCGGTCTGGTCGTTCTGCCGCGCGGTCACCGCCTCGATGCCGAGCGTGGCGCGCTCGCTCGGCAACAGCATCGGCGAGTAAAGATCAATCAGGTTGCCGACCTCGTTGAGCCAAAGCTTGCCGTTGTCGCGAAGCCAGCCGGTGACCGTGATATTGGCCTGGAACATGGTCGCATTGTTGATATCGGCCATGTGGTTTGCGTGCATTTGCGCGTCCTTGACGTCGCCCGGTTGCGGCGCGACCAGGCGCAAGGTGACCGGATTGGCGCCGGTGTAATTGCTGTTGGTCGCCTTGGCCGAGTTGGCGCGCGCCTTGTCGCCCCAATGCTCGTCGTTGCCGTGCTGGTCGGTGTCGGAAATGATATTGCTCACCGCCTCGTTATTCGTCCAAATCAGTTCCGCCGAGAGGATATTGCGGCCCTCCTGCAATTCGGCGACGACCTGGCCGCCGCCGCGGATGCCAATGATGTTGCCGAGCGCGTCGTCCATGATGTGAATGTTTCGCATTTGCGCGAGCCGCAAGATAAACTGGAACGGGCTTTCGCCCATGTGAACGCTCACGCGCTCGAATACCTTTTCGGCGCCGTCGATCGCGCCGCGCAATGAAAACGAGATGCCGGATTTCTTGAGTGCCGCGTTTGCGAGTTGCGTCAGGGTTTGATTCTTGAATTGCCCCGGCGGCAGGTCGAGCGAGCCCTTGACGATATCGGCGGTTTTCGATTGGACGACGATCTTGACGTTATGGTTTTGCCCGTCATAGACGACCTGGCGAACGGCAACGGCGCCGGTCGCCGCCATTTGGCCGGCAAGCGTGACCTTGGCCGGATCGCCCGGCTTGAGGCGCAAGGATTTCCAGCCTTTGTTGAGATCGCCGACCTCGGCAACGACGAGCGAGCATTGCGAAACCTCCTCGTTGAGATCGCGGACGACCTCGACCTCTTTCCAATATTGGTAATTGGTGCCGCCGACCTGGACGACGCAAATCTCTTGGGGTTTCGGCATGGCCTCTCATTGCGACAAGGCTCGCGTCGGTTGCTGGACGAAAGCGGGATGGACGGGATTATTTTCGTCGATCAATTCTTGCGTCCGCTCGTCGCCGCCGTAAAGCCGGTTGCAAATCCAGAGCGCCGGCCGCGGCACCGCGAAATCATAAACGACGATCGTCGGCAACGTGCGCGCGCGCGTCGTGAGGTCGTACGTCACCGCCGCATGGAGCGCGATCAGCGAGCGATACGAGGCTTGGTCCCTGGCATTGGCGGCAACCGTCTCGGCGTTGTCAAAGGCGCGGTTGACGCCGTCGATATAACGGTCGATTGCCGACCGGCTTGCAAACGTCATGGCGGCGAGGATGCGCGCCATTTGCACAAGCAAGCAACGGATACAGGTATTGCCGACCGACCAGGCCGGGAACGCATTGACCGCGATCGCAATGGTGCGGCGGCGTATGGCTTCCAGTTGCTCGACGGTCGCGCCGGCGGCGCGGGCGAGATTAAACACGTTGGCGATCGGCTCAGCGATCGCGGCCGTCTCGACCAATTCCTCGGCGTCGGCCAGGAGGTCGCCGACCGCGAGCCGGAACAGCGAGCCGGGTCGGCCGGGATCAATGGTCACGGTTGCGACGAGGTCGGCGATCACCGTCGCGACGACCTTGGTCGCTTCCTCGCGCGCGAGGGCTTGCATTAGCCGCCGCCGCCGAGGTCGCCGGCCGGGTTGCCGATCTCGGGCTCGCCGATCGTCACCGTGCCGCCGCCGCCGGTGCCGGTGCCGCTGCCGGCAGAGTCGCCAAATACGGCATCCTCGGAACCGCCGGCGCCGAAACTGTTGCCGGTGCTGCCGAGCTCGTCGCCCGACGCGGTAACCGTTTGCGATTCCGTACTGTCGGCGGCGGCGTTTGCTTGCTGTTGCGACCCGACATTGCTGGAAAAGCCGGCCTCGCCGGCCTCGACGAATTGCATTTCAAACTCGGCCATGCCGCCGGCCTGGCGCGTCTCGCGCACGGTGTATTCGCGCGCTTGCACGAGGATCGTATCGCGTTGCAACCATGTCGGCAGAGTCAACAGGCCCGGTCCCTCGGCCTCAAGCGCGAGGACCAGGAGCTCCCGCCATATCTGATAATCCGGCCCGATGACGTAGCCGGTCACTGGAAAGCGCCGCGCCGAGCGGCCCATGTCCTCGGCGTACGGCGTGTCGCGCTTGGGAAACTCATGGAGCACAATGCGCCGGCCCGAGGTCCGCGAGTTGGCATCGACATGGAACGGCGCCAGGCGAAAGGTCGCCGGAACGAGCATCATGCGCCAGAGCGGTGTTGCCATTTATGCGCTTTCGCTCGCGTAGGGGATTGTGCTCCCGCGGTGCAATGCGACCTCGGAAAACGCGCCGGCCGACGGCGACGAGCTCGTCGGCGCGCGCCCGTAGCCGGGGAGATCAATGCGGACGGTCGCGGCGCCCTCGATGCGTGCGACCTGAGATTGCCGGGCGGCGGCGTCCATCATGCGATCGCGCGGCACCGCCGGCGGGCGCGGCTTGTCGCTTTGCGGCGTGGCGACCGGCGCCGTTGGCCTGGCGTGGCGCGCCTCGTAGTCCTGTCGCGTCATGACCTCGGCGCGGCCGTCGCGGCCGATATGCAGCATCAACGGCCCGTTTTTGGCTTGCTCCAGAAGCGCCCGCTTGAACGCCGGCCATTGCTGGCGCGGCACGGCAAAGCATCCTTGCGTGTAAAGCCGGTCGAGCGTCGCGCCCGAACCGGGATGAATCTGGATACCGGCGCGCGGACGACCGGGATATCGCGGATCGTCGATCGTGCCGCCGGCCCCGCCGAGCCCGGCGATCGACCCGATCCGCCGCCCGACCGGACCAACGTCGCCGAAATTGATCGGATAGTCGCCGAACGGCACCGAGCCGCGGCCGCGGCCGCCCGAGGCGTAACCGAATGTCTGCCCGCCGACCGTGACCGCGCCCTGAATACGCGAGGGCCGGCCGGCCTGGTCGGGAGACGCGCCGCCGATCGCCTCGGCGACCTTGCTCCCCATTGGCGGGCTTGCACCGCCCGAGCCATCGCCGGCGCCCTGCCTTGTCCCGCCGCCGCCGAGCGAGGCACGGATCACGCGCGCGGCGCCATCGCCGCCGGTGCCGCCATGCGCGCCCGGTCCCTCGGGCGCACCCTCGTCGAGCGCCCATTTTTTCAGGCCCTCGACGACACCCTCGGCGATCGTCTCTTTCGCCTTGTCGTCACCGCCGGCGCCGGTGAGCGAGGCGCGCATGACTTGCGCGCCGCCGAACGTGTCGCCGCCGTAGGACATTTTTTGCGGGCCGGTCGGCGCTACTCCCATAAATTGCTGAAACGTGCCCCAGAACGTCGAGAGGTCGTTAATCCCCTTGATGATGCGCGGGACCAGGTCGGCGATGCTCGTGAGCGACTTGGTGAACGTGTCGAGCGTGCCCTCCGTCGTAAGCTTTTGCGTGAGCGCCTCGAACGCATTGCCCATGCGCCAGATTGAGTGCTCAAAGGCGTCGGCGGCGTTCTCGTCCTCCTTGGTCGTGGCGCCGACGCTGGCGCGCCATTCCTTGATGAGCTTTTCGCGTTCCTTGCGGTTGGCGTCGGCGAGGCCCGGCGGGAGCCCGCGGCTTTTCAGGAAATCGCGCCGGTGTTGCGGATCGTGCAACTGGTCGAGCTTGTTGAGGATGAGCTCAAGCGCCTCGGCGTTGGTCTTGGTGTGGCGCAATTGCTCGGCAAATTCGCCCTGGCCGCGGAGCCGCAAATCCTTGGCGCTTTCGCCGATGCCGAGCCGCGTCTTGTGCATCTCGGCGGCAAAGTCGCGAAAGCCCTGACGCATTTCGCCGGCTGATATACCAAGCCGCCGGCCGACCGCCTCGAGGTCGCGCATCCGGTCGATCGAGACGCCGGTTTCCCGGCTCAGGCGCGACAGGACCTCGGTCGTTCCGGCAAAGCCCTTGAGCGCGGTAATCGCCGTCGCAATGGTCGCGCCGACGCCGGCAAAGCCGACGCCAACCGCGCGCAAGGCCGGGACGACCGTCGCGTTGAGCGCGGCGCCGACATTGCTCGCCGCCTCGCGCAAGCCGTCGAAATGCCGCTTGACCTTGGTCGCACCGTCGCCGCCGCGGTCGCTCAGGCGGTCGAGCTCTTTCTTGAGGTCATTGAGCGGCTTGGAGAATTTGTCGACGACCTC